ATCACGATCCCAATAGTTATGAGGGATCGTGCGAGACCATGGAGGACACAGTTCACCCCGGTTGGCGTCGTTCTAGCCAATTGGGTGTTCTAGTCCTTGGTAACATGTGTCTCGAACGTCAGGAGCGGTCTTATTCAGCTGGACAGATTGATTTTGGACCCTTCGGTGGCCAATCTTTCATTGGCAGCGCAGGGGACTATCAAAAAGTCTCAGGTGATTTGATCGCATCCGTTGAACGCGTAGCCCCGTTACCGTATGATTCTTCGGCGGATTTGCCGAGGATGGCGGAGATTGCATTGGTCAAAGCTATGGCCAAAGTTAATCCGTCAACGGTAACGTCTTTAGAGATTTTTAATGATCTCGACAAGACAATTAGGATGCTACGCCGACCCCTGTCTGGCTCCCGCCAACTCATGAAGAAAATCTTCAAGAGGTCGCGGAAGTTCAGCACGCGTTCCGCTCGTGATCTGGCTAAGGCAAGCAGTGATGCTTGGCTCGAGTACAGGTACGGGTGGAAGCCCCTCATTCTCGATTGTGAGAATGTGATCGATGAGGTCAGAAATCTATCTGACTCCATCGGGGTAAAGCGCAAGGTGGTCCGGGCTTCGGTCGGTAACGGTGAGAGTGTTCGTACTCAATCCTTCGACCGAATCCCACTCAGTCCCGGTAGCAACTGGGACGCAAGCGGAGCTGTCACCGTAACACAACGTGTGGCGGCACATGCCGGGGTGATCTACGAAACTAAATTTCGTGGAATCTCGGATAAAGCTTGTCAGATAGCTGGCTCTCGTGCCAGTGATCTGCCGCGCTCTGTCTGGGAGTGCATCCCCTACTCGTTCGTTGTTGATTGGTTTTTCAACGTCGGTTCATGGCTTGAGGCTGTTACGCCCAAGGCGGACACTAATGTCGCAGGATCATGGGTAACAACAGTTGACTCCAAGCGAACTGTTTTCGCTGGAAGTACAATTGGTGCTACTTACAATGTTCCCCCTATGAATCGCTTCGTTGGAACACTCGGTTCGAGTACAGTAAATTGGACTCGTGTAACTCGAGTGTGTAACCCGTCAATACCGAGCAGCCCGACGCTGACAAATGTTACTTTGTCGCGTCTCCACAGCGTCGACGCAATGGCCTTACTCGCCCAGCAATTGCTGAGTGATTTAAGGAACCACGGGCGTGACGTACGGTCTTAACAGACCTGGAGGTACAACATGGGACTGAAAAGTATGTCTCTGTCCGCATCCGCCACCGTAACAACGAGTGGGGGAACTGCCCTTGCTTTCGCTGATGATGGCGTTAGCATCTCCAATGGCCTTCATCTGATAGTTCCGAGTGACTCGGATTATCAGACGCGCCGTTCAGTGACCGTCAAGTATCGGCCACCGACTCTGGCTGCGAAGACCAACTCGTACGGTAAAGACAAGAAGTCAATGTCTCTGACATTGCCTCAGGTCCTTACCGACGGATCCGTTGTTTTTAACGTGATTCGTATCGAGAGGGAAGTGCATCCTTCGTTGGCAGCAGCCTCTGTCGTCGAGCTAAATAAGCTTGCCGCTCAGTTGCTGACTGACACCGACACTGATGCCTTCTGGGCAACGGGATCTCTTTCTTAAGATTTCCCGTAACTAGTCTTCCTAACCAGATTGGAGGAAAACATGGCAGACCGCCGACGAAAGCCGCGCAACATCAGACCTGATGTTGCGGATCAGTTGATGCTAGATACAGCATCACTGATGGTCAGAGACTTCCAGGACGTGTGTAACGATCCGGAATTTTGCAGCCATCTACTAGAGTGTATTAACTCGAAAGATGTTGCCAGGATCCGCTCCGCGTTACCGGAACCGACTGATCAGATGGACGTGACTCGTTTTAAAGCCACGTACCAAATGCAGTCAGTTTTCAAGAGGTATAGATATCGTACTGATATCTACAGCGATCAAGAGTTGGAGGAATTAGCTATCGCCAAATTCCTTGAGACTCAAGATCGGCTACGTACAATCAACCTTGATTCTTTGTCAGCAATTGATCAAAGGATTCTCGAGTTGGCACGTAGTTACGTGGCCTATATACTGGGCCCGTACGACGATGAAGAACATCGTCGCCTCTGCCGGTTTGGAAGGAAGGCTTCGGTTGGCATCCCCACTCGCAAGGCTTGTTTGGCCGAACGGTGGCAGGTGCCTTTGACCGGGTCTGAAGGCCAGATCTCTTGGTTTGACTCAGAAATGAGTCAAGATTGTGAAGTCCAGAAGTATTGGGCTAAACAATTTGGTAAGCTTCCTCTGACGGAGCGAAGCCCCTACCTTGAGACGGACTTCCTGACACTGACGCTAGTCCCGAAAACGTTTAAGTCGCTTAGATGTATCATGCCCAATACCACTATAGGCTCATACATGAGCTTCGGGTTGGGTGAGATGATTCGAAAGCGACTGCGACGGAAAGGCTATGATATTTCGACTCTCCAAGTGAGACATCGATATCTAGCCCAGTTGGCGTCGTCACACACACTGTGGACGACGGCTGACTTGTCGAGTGCATCCGATAGTATTACGGACGCACTTGTGAAACGACTTTTCCCCACTGATTGGTACAATATACTCAATCAGTCAAGGATTGGAAAAGTACGCCTACCCGACGGATCCTATACAGAGAGTCTTACTTTCTGTACCATGGGAGTTGGGTATACATTTCCGTTGCAAACGTTGGTCTTCCTGAGTCTACTGAAAGCGATCCAAGCGGTCTACTATGACCGCAGGGATAAGCGAGTAATTTCTGTC